CCTGGGGAGGGTACCCGCAGAAATTTGAGGGGGGTACCCGCAGAAACTTGCGGTTCCACATCTATAAGTAATTATAATAATACCCCCTATAGTCCCCCAAAGGGGGATGACCCTGACCTTATGAGGTCATTTGACCTCTTTTGGGACAAGTACCCCAAGAAGGTCAAAAAGAAAAAGGCGCGGGAACTATGGCAGAAGCTGCGGCCAGATGCCGCATTGGCGTCTGTCATCCTGGCTGCTTTGGAGCGTCAGAAGTGCAGTGACCGTTGGCAGCGGGATGGCGGTCAATACATACCGGACCCCACCACGTGGATCAACGGCCGCCGGTGGGAGGACGAACTGTTTCCTGCAGAGCCGGAGCGTCCTACCCCACCGGATGATGCCAGAAGGGGGCGGTGCCTGTGAGCGAGATCAAGCAGGATGCCATCCTCTCCCAGCGGCTGCTGGATGCTCAGGTGGGCGTGCTAGGTTCCATGCTGATCGACCCGGATACCGTGCCGGAGGTGCTGAGCCGGGTGCGGGACGCGGACTTTGCGGAAGAGAAGTACCGGCTGGTATTCCAGGCCATCCAGGCCCGGTTCCGGGCTGGGCAGGCCATTGACCCTATCCTGGTCCGGGAGACTCTGGGGGGCGGTGTGGACAGCCCATGGACCTCGATCTTGCAGGGGCTGATGGATGTCACGACCACGGCGGCTCATGTGGATGACTATGTGGACGCCCTGCGGGCTTCCGTCACGTTGTCCAACCTGCGGACCCTGGGCACCCAGCTGGCGGAAGCCGACCGCCTGGAGGACGCGCAGACACTGCTGGACCAGATGCGGGCCCAGCAGGTGAGCCGGCCAAACGTCCAGGCCATGGACATGGCGGAGGGCTTAGAGCGGTTCTTCGACCGGCACAACGGCGAGGAGAAGCCGCAATATCTCAGCTGGGGCGTACCGGTGCTGGATGAGCGGATCTTTGCCGAGCCTGGGGACATGGTGGTGCTGGGCGGGTACCCGTCCGATGGCAAGACGGCTCTGGCCCTGCAGTTTGCCTTCGGCATCGGCAGAAATCACCGGGTAGGGTTCTTCAGCTACGAGTCCACCCGGGACAAGCTGTTTGACCGGACAGTGAGCCGGGCGGCCATGCTGAGCTACACCAAGATCAAGCGCAACCAGCTGACGGAGGCAGATTACCGGGACCTGCTGGAACTGCGGCCCCAGCTGACGGCGCCCCAGCTGACGCTGGTCGACGCCGCTGGCATGACGGTGATGGACATCCAGGCGTACAGCCAGGCCCACCGGTATGACGTGGTGTTTGTGGACTACCTCCAGAAAATCGCCGCGCCCAGAGGCGCCCGGCAGTCCGATTTTGAGCGGGTCTCCGCCATCTCCAGCAGTTTGCAGCAGTTTGGGCGGATCACGGGGACCACGGTGGTGGCACTGAGTCAGCTGTCCCGGCCGGACCGGGACAAGGACGGGAAGATCCGTCCGCCAACATTGAGCGATCTGCGGTCCTCCGGCCAGATCGAGCAGGACGCAGACGTGGTGCTGTTCCTGTACCGGGAGGACTATGGCAAAAAGGACAGCAACCGGACTTTGCAGATTGCCAAGAACAAGGAGGGCGAGGCGCTGGACTGGGTGAATTTCCGGTTTGACGGAGACATTCAGACGTTTACCCGGATCGCCCCAGTTCCGGAGCCACCGGCGGAGAAGCCCAGGCGGGAGAAGCAGCCGCCCCGGCAGGTGAGCTTCTGGGCGGACGGGGGCAGCTTTGAGGACACCCCCTGGGGGAAGGGGGGAGCCAGTTGAAGATCGGAGACATCCTGACCATCAAACCTAACTTTTACACGGAGTACATGGGGGCCAATGACCAGCCCCGTCAAGCCCAGGTAATCTACATACACCCCGAAGGCCGATTTTACGTCGTGGAGTTCCGGAGTGACCTGGGTATTCCCTGGCGGGAGACGTTTTTCCCATACACAAGGCGGATCGAGGGCATCGTGGACCGGTCCGCGCCGTATTTGCCAAACGAAAAGGAGCTGTTTTGAATGAGGACGATTGCAATCATGAATAACAAGGGCGGCGTCGGCAAGACCGTCACCGCCATCAACCTGGCGGACATCTTGGTCAGGGACTATAAAAAGCGGGTGCTTCTGGCGGACTGCGATGGCCAATGCAATTTGACGGATTTCTTCTTCCCTGCACTGGATGAAGGACTGTCTGTCGCGGAGGTACTGACGGGGACCTGTGAGCCGCTTTGGAGCGATAATATCATGCCGATCCGTGATGGGTTGGACCTGTTGCCAGGTTCGGAGGACCTGTATACGCTGGACCTGCAGGCCCTCCTTTACGGCAGCGACTATGGCGCCAGGTACCGGATGCGGGATTTTATCAATGCCGTGCAAACTGATGGCGAGGTGGACTATCTAATTTTCGACTGCGCCCCAGGGTATACCTGCGCCACTGTAGCGGCTCTGATGTCCTCGGATGATGTGGTAATCCCAGTGACTGTGGACGGCTTCTCTTTCCGGGGACTGGAAACGATGGCCCGACAAATCTCGGGGCTTCGCCGCAATGGGCTGCCGGCTAAAGTGGCGGGCGTGCTGATTACCCAGTGGCGGAACACAGATGTGGTGGCGCAGGCGGATGCTCTGCTCCGACAGGGGGAGATCCCTGTTTTCATGACACCCATCCGCCGGACCGACAAAGTCCCGGAGAGCACCTTCGAGCGGGTTCCGCTGGAGGCGTACAGTCCGCGGAGCGCCGCGGGCAGGGACTACCGGATGTGGGTGGAAGAATATCTGGGAGGTGAGCTCCATGGCGTTTGATATCTCCAAATATACGGAGGCTTCGCGGGAGCCTGCCGCCGTGCGGGACATTGGGATCATTACTACCGAGATCTTGCGGTTGAAGCAGGATGCCGGCAACGCTATCTTGAGTATCGGCCAGAGGCTGATCGAGGCCAAGGCCATGCTTCCGCATGGGGAGTGGCTGCCCTGGCTGACGGAGCAGGTCGAGTTTTCTGAGCGTACCGCCCGCAACTTCATGCGGTTGGCGCGGGAATGGACAAATCGGCAAGCGCTTGCCGATTTGGGAGCCGCAAAAGCATTGACGCTGCTGGCTTTGCCGCCGGAGGAGCGGGAACGCTTTATGGAGGAAAACCATGTCGTGGACGGTGAGGAAAAGTCAGTCATTGACATGACTTCCCGGGAGCTGGAAAAGGCCGTGAAGGAGCGGGACGAGGCCCTGCACGCGGCGGAGGCGGCCCGGGCGGCCGCGGAGACGGCGGACCAGAGCCGGGCCAAAATGGAAGCGGACATGACGGCCCTCAAGCAACTGCACCAGGCGGCACAGGCCGGGGAGACCCAGGCCCGGGAGGCTCTAGCCAAAGCCCAAGCTGAATTGAAGGCCCTGCGTGAGAAACCGGTGGAGGTTGCTGTGGAGGTAGACCAGGATGCTCTGCAAGAGGCCCGCCGGGAAGCGGAGACCCGGATGCAGGCCAAAGTGGACAAAGCTGCGGAAGCCCAGAAAAGGGCAGAGGAGCAGCGGAAGAAAGCGGAAGAAGAGCTGGCCGCAGTCCGGCAGCAGCTGGAGGCAGCCCGGCAGGCAGAACGTCAGGCCGTAATCTCGGGTGACAAGGACCTAGCCCTGTTTGAACTGCTGTTCTCCCAGGGCAACGAGGCCGTGAACAAGCTCCACGGGCTGCTGCTCAAGGTCCGAGGACGGGGCGATATCGAACTTGCCGGAAAGCTCCAGAAGGCCCTGCTGGCTCTGGCGGATGTGACGAGGAGGTGCGCGGAGGAATGACGGACCGGGCAATCGAACTGCTGGAAGAGCAGCAGCGAAAAGTGAAGGAGCGTTCCGCCCCCTGGATGGTGGCGGAGCAGCTGAAAGATATCTGCCGCCGGGAGCCGCACAGCGCGGAAATCCTGGCGCAGGACCTGGAAAACGCCTCCATGTCCATTACGGAGGCGGAGAAGAAAATCAAGGCTTTTGCAGATGGGCACAGGAGCGGCGGCTTTGCCTGCGTGACGCCCGGGGAGGCTGACGCCATCCTGCGGGAATTCTACGGTCTTGGTGCCCCTGGGGGCACGGCTGCGGAAAGCGGCTCTCCGAAGATCCTTAATCTGGCGGATTTTCTGTGAGGTGCTGGATATGGACAAGGACTGGAAAAAAATCGCGGAGAAATTGTCAGTAGAGCCTAGCGGAGACCTGGTAAACGATGTACTCAGTGATATCTATGATGGAGATGCCTTTGGAACCCCAATGCTCTTATTCCATCGTGAGCCTGTCACACTGGCGGAACCGATTGGAGCAATCATGTGCCCGGGGGACTGGGAACGGCGCCAGCGGACGGCAAAGCACCGCTGGGGCGCCTGGTGTACCTGCACCAACTGCGGAGAGGACTTCGAGGCAGGGTATTCCAACGGCGGGATCGTGCTGGAGACAGGGCCGGATGACGCAACCCGCGCCGGCTATGCGGAGCCGGGGCCGGTCTCCAACGTGTATCTGGAGGGCGAGACAGTCCTCTGCCCCAAGTGCTGGACCGCTGTTGAGGTGACACGCCGGGCGGCCCTGCGCCGGGGGCGCACCTGTCAGGTGCTTCAGGCTGAGGTGGTCAACGTAGACGCCTATACTGCCGTCTTATATTGGCTGGTCAGCCGACATTTTGACGACACCGGAGGCGATCACATCCTGTTCCTGCCCCACGCCGCTCTGCTGATTGACGGTGACGGGCGGCTGCGGCGGTTTCGCGCCAAGCGGACCGGAAATGATGTGCGGGATGTGGTCTGGCTGCCGTGCAGCTCCACCCGGGACCCCATGCAGATGCCGTACTATTCCTGGGAGGCGGCCAACCACCGCAAGATCGGCGGGTGGACACTGGTCCATGTCCCGGGTCTGGACCGGCACACTGGCGAGAAGACGGCGCTGAAGGAATACATAGCTGCCGGCGGCTGCTGGCCCGGAGCGTACCTCCACGTATGGGAGCAGCATCCGCAGGTGGAGAACCTGATGCGGCAGGGGTTCGCCGAAGCGGTAGCCCGCACAATTGATGACACGTTGGACCTTGCCGCCACTGTCCACGACCTCTGCGACGCGCCGCCCATCCCGTGGGTGGACTGGAGGGAAGTCAAGCCACACCGGATGCTGCACATGAGCAAACCGGCGTTCCGGGAAATCTCTAAAAAGCACTGGGGAGCCGCAGATGCGGAGTGCTGGGACAGATACCGGCGTCAGCTCCCCAGTGCTGACGCCATGGACTTCGAATACTGCCGTCAGCGTATCGGCAGCAAGGCCGTAGGGCAGCTCCTGGAGATGGTGGCCGCCGGATGGGAAGATTTGCTCCCCCTGCCTGTGGTCCGGTATCTGGAGAGACGGGGAGCCGTTAAAGATGGTGTACAGATGCTGATCGACTACCGCAAGATGCTGCGGGACGCGGAGATGGCGGAAACGGAAGAGACACTTTGGCCGCGCGATTTGCTGGCCGCCCATGAGCGGATCACCCAATTCTGGGCCGACCATTTCAAGGCATCGTATCAGCTGGGATTCACCAGCACATTCATCCGGTTTCGGGAGCTGGAATGGACGGACGGAGATCTGTGCATCGTCCTTCCCCGTGTGGAGGAGGACCTGGTCTCCGAAGGAAAGGTCCTGCGGCACTGTGTCGGCACCTACGGCAGTGCACACTGTTCTGGGGAACCTGTGTTTTTCGTGCGGCACCGCCGCAGGCCGGAGCGGAGCTATTATACCCTGCAGATCAATATGAACGGGACGATCCCAAAGGAAATCCAGCTCCACGGATACGGCAATGAGCGCCACGGAGACCGCAAGCAGTATGCCCACAAAATCCCGCGGAAGGTCCGGGAGTTCTGCGACCGCTGGGAGCGGGAGGTCCTGACACCCTGGTTTGCGGCACAACGTACAGGGGCAGAGCGGCCAGCCAAGAAAAAACAAAAAGCAGGGAGGATCGCCTGATGCGGATCATCAAAACCGGAGACCCCTGTCCGCTCTGCGGCCGCCCGGTGACCGCAGAGGACCGGGAAACGTTGGACCAGTTGACGGCCATTGCGCAGATGCTGGATCGCCTTGGCATTGACATCGCTGCGGATGCGGCGGGGAACGGAGCAGAATATGAGTGAACAGCTGAGCAGGAAAATGGAGTGCCCGATTTGCAAAAAGAAGGCGGTGTTTGTAGGTGTCCACGATGACGAGGGCAATTATCACGGACTGATGGGATGCGAATATGAAAACGCTCCATGGAGCGGACTGTCGTATGCCTTACATCACGAGGGATGGGGAGACTGCCCACTATGCACTGATGACGCAGAAAGCACAATGGGCGGGATGCTATTTGATACAGCCGAAGAAGCAATCTCCGCCCTGTCCCCGCCGAACGAGTGGGTAAATCGAGTGAGAGAGCTTGATGAGCTTTACACAAAGCTCCAGATCATAACAGGCTTTACAGTGGAGCAACTGCTAGAAATGTTCGCCGCCGGATACACGCTAGAAAAGCCGGATTACTCAAAATCATTTGAAGAGATGGCGAGTTTGGCCGAAACCACCCCGCCGAACGAGTGGGTAAGCGTGGAGGAGAGGTTGCCAACGGACGAGCGGCCGGTTTTAGCGTTTATCGGGTACGCTGACACCATGAATGGATTTATCACCACATCCTATTACTTTCGCTTTGATCCAGATCCGCATTGGCTGGGGGAGGGATTGATTCCGGTTGGGCTGAAAACACTTTTCTGGATGCCCCTCCCAGCTCCGCCGGGAAAGGAGGGGTGAGAATGGACATTGAAAAGCTGATTGAGAGCGCGGAACACTGCGATTTAGGTGACTGTGCTAACTGTCCAAGTTGTGACCGTGTCTGCTGCAAAGAGCGGACCATGGGGGAGTTGGCACGAGAGGTCAAGCGACTCCAAGCCGAAAACGAGAAGCTGCGGGACGAGCTGAAGGCGGTAAGAGAGGAGGCGCAGCAGTTTGCGGGGAGATAATCAGTCCTTGTGGTATTGTGTACGCCAGCGGGCAGGCCCTCTTGTCAAGGAGTGCCGGGCACTGCGGCCACGGCTGAGTGCAAATGATACGCCATACCAGCGGAATGAAAAAAATAAAATTCTTCGGTCCCCCAGAGACAGCAGTGTCTGCCGAACGCGTGTAGACCGGCTGGAGCTGCGGCTGGCGCTGTTTTGCTTTGTAGGGATCGTGTACACACTGACCTTTGATCCATATCACCTGCCGGATCGCTTCTCTGATGTCCGAAAACGGTGGAGATCGTTCCTGCGGCTTCTCAACCTGTGGAAGCCAAACTGGTCCCGGGATTATATCTATCTGATTGAGGGCAGGCATGGAGACCACCGCTATCATATCCACTTGGTCCTCCGGAACAGCGATTTTTCTCCGGCCGAGATCCGCTATCTTTGGAAATACGGCGAGGTAGATGACGAGCCTCTGCTGTTGGGACCATACGATACCTACAGGCGCACCGCCAAGTATTGGAACAAGGAGGCGTCAGACGGAATTACGGTCCCCGTGGGTGCCAGGACCTGGGTTGCCAGCAGAAATCTGAATGCCAAGCTGCCGCCTTTGGAAATGTGGCGGAGTACAAGCGGTGAAATCGAGCCCCCACAAAATGTACGGGTGCAGGGAGGCAATCAGACAGCCAACGAATTCGGAGTGTATCTCTACAAGTGGTGGATCTCAAACAGTGCTTTTATTTTAAATAAATGACTCTTATCTTGAAATATAGTTGAATAACTCACAAATCTAAACGAAAGTGAGGGAGACCCGTTGCAAAGCATTCATAAACGTGATAAACTGGTCGCAAAGGATGGATGGTTGCTCTGTCCCCGGTGTGGTCGGGGAAAGGTTCTACGGCTCAATTCAGAGACCAGAGCCAGGAGCTTGACGGTGTATTGCAAGCTCTGCGGAAAAGAGTCCATCGTGAATATCGACGAGTGCCTGTGCCAATGAGCCTGTGCCACATGATCCGCAAAGGGCGGACGTGTTGGTGCAGGCTTTTTGTTTTGCCCGGAGGTGATAGCCCATGGCACAAAAGCCGTTGCGTCCATGCCGACATCCTGGGTGTACGACCCTGGTCACTGGCGGCTATTGTGATCTCCACCGCCCCAAGGACAGCCGCAGCGATGCGGCCAAGTCCTGGCACTGGATGTACCTGACTCCAGAGTGGACGGAGGACCTGCGGCCTGGACAGCTCCTTCGCGAGCCCTTTTGCCGGGAATGTGCCCGGCGCGGAGACCGGACGCCGGCCACGGAAGTGGACCACATCCAGCCGCACCGCGGAGACTGGGCAGTGTTCACGGACCGCAGCAATCTCCAGAGCCTTTGCCATTCCTGCCATAGTCGCAAGACGATGGCCGAAATGCAGCAAAAGCGAGGCGCTTTGCGTGCCCGCTGGCAGCGATGACCAGCGGAACGCTTGGGCGCACGGGCGGGGCGGGTGCGTGTGCGCGGCGTTTCCTTGCCCCCCTCCCCCCGGCAAAAAAAGTTTGGGCGGAGGGACGCAAGACCGCACGCCCCCCTTCGTGCAAGATTTTTTCCCCATGAGGATTTTCCGGGAATACATGGCGTGTCAGATTCGGACACGCCGGCCAGAAAGAGAGGGAGTGTATGGTTCGGCTGGAGTGTGGCCTGCGGGGCGCACGGAAGTATTGCGCCTCGCATCCAGGCTGGTGCTGTGGCGATTGTCCGGCACGAGACCTCTGCGACCGGGCCTGCCGGAATACGCCAAAGCGATGCGGGTACGCTGTGCCGCGGGAAACGTGCCATTTTTATAAGCCTTCAAAAATTATGGGAAAGGAAGGGATCCGCAATGGCGGGTAAGCGGCAGCCGCTGGCCGTTCTGCAGGCCAACGGAAGGAAGCATCTGACAAAGGCAGAGATCGCGGAGCGGTCCGCAGCGGAAGTCCATCTGAAAAAGCCGAAGCGGATCTCCGTTCCCGCATGGCTGCCGGAGGACCTAAAGGGAGATTTCCGAAAAATCTCCAAGGAGCTGTTGGACGCGGACCTGGGCGCATCGCAGCTGGACCGGGACACCATTGGCAGACTGGTCGTGGCGCAGGCGCAGTACGCGGCAGCCACCCGCATGGTGCGGGACTCGCTGGATCAGGAAAACACGGAAACCTGCTCCTCCTGGTCCACTCTGCAGGAAAAGTATTTCAAGCAGGCCCGGGCCTGCGCAAATGATCTGGGCCTGACCATCACCAGCCGGTGCCGTCTGATCGTCCCCCAGGGAGGCGGACAGGCAGAACAAGAAAATCCGTTCCTGGAGCTGATCTCCGGAGGAGCTGAGCGCCGTGCCTGAGCTGGTATGGCTGACACCGTTCATCCATGTCCCTGCCCCGGAGGATGGCGCGGAGCTGCGGTACAGCCAGGATGCTGCGGACCAGGTTCTGCGGTTCTTTGGGCTTCTGGTATTCGGGCAAAACGACTGGGCGGGCAAGCCATTCCAGCTGCTTCCCTGGGAGGAGCAGCTGATCCGGGAATTTTACGGTGTTCAGGTGCGGGACGATGACGGCACTTGGGTGCGGTATCGGCGGTACCTGTACAACGAGATCCCCAAGAAAAACGGCAAAAGCGAACTGGCGGCAGGGCTTGGACTTTATCACCTGTTGGCGGATGGGGAGCAGCTGCCGAACGTTGGAATCTTCGCGGTGGATAAGGAGAACGCCGATATTATCTATAAATGCGCCAAGTACATGGTGGAGCACACCGCCCTGAGCCAGCCGGCCCACCGGCCCCTAGCCTGGTGCCGGGACAGCGTGCGGGAGATCCGCACCCGGTTCGGCGGGGTGATGAAGGTCTACTCCGGCGACGTTGACAACAAGCACGGGCCTTCCTTTTCCGCCATCCTCTGTGATGAGCTGCACGCCTGGAGCGGCCGTGCGGGCCGGGATCGGTGGAACGTGCTGACCACCGGCTCTGATGCCGCCCGCCGGCAGCAGACCGTGCTCGTACTGACTACGGCGGGCAATGACCCGGACCGCACCTCTATCGGTTGGGAAATCCACGAGAAATGCCGGCGGATTCTGGCGTGGCGCCGGGGAGAGCCGGAGCGCCCTCTGGACGTGGACGACACGGAATGGCTGCCGGTGATGTATGGCGTCTCGGTGCTGACCGGGGATGACCCGGACCGGATCGCGGCCCTGGATATCTATGACGAGGCGTTGTGGAAAACCTGCAACCCCTCCTATGGCGTGACCATGCGGGCGCGTAAGTTCCGGGCGGAGGCCCGGGCGGCCAGGCAGAGCGAGGCGGCGGAACGGAATTTCCGGTGGCTGCGGCTGAATCAGTGGATCTCCACGAAGGACGTGGGCTGGCTGCCGTTGACGCTGTATGACAAGACGCAGATCGGCCCCTCCGCCAAGGCGGAGCGGGATGCGTGGATACAGGAGCACCTGATCGGAAAGACCTGCTATGGCGGTCTGGACCTGTCCGCCACCACGGATCTGACGGCCTTTGTTCTGACATTCCCGCCCCAGGAAGGGTTAGATACCTGGGTGATGCTGCCCCGGGCCTGGCGCCCGCTGGACGGCGTGCTGGAGGCGGAAACACGCGACCATGTCCAATACCGGGACTGGGAGCGGGCCGGCTTCCTGACGCTCTGTCCCGGGGACATGATCGACTACACCATGGTGGAGCAGGCCGTCTATGAGGCCGTGGAGCTGTACGACCTGCGGTGCGTGGGCGTTGACCCGTTTATGAGCCGGACACTGGTATCCCGGCTGACATCCCCGGTCAATGACGCCGGCGAGGAAAAGCCGTGCGTCAGGTGCATTGACATCCCGCAGGATATCCGGAGGATGTCACCGCCCACCAAGGAACTGGAGCGGCTGATCCGGGGGCACAAGATGCTCCACATCCACAACACCTGCGCCCGGTGGTGCTTTGGCAATGCCCGGTGCTATGTGGACGCCAACGAAAACCAGAAGCTCATGAAGGACCGCAGCATCGGCCGCATCGACATTGTGGTGGCGTGGGTGATTTCCCTGGCTACAGCCATCATCATGCGGGGGCAGAAGGACTATGACACGCGACATTTGAGAGAGGACTGGGGCTTATGACAAACGAGGAGCGCCGGGAACGGCGCGAGGCGCGGCGGAGAAAAGCCGCAAATCTGCTGGGGCTGTATCTGGAGGATCTGCTGCTCCTGGCCGGAAGCGGCTGTTTTACGGCTGCTGCGGCGCTGGCCGCCGGCTGCGCGGCTGCCCTGGCCACGGCGGGCGCGTGCCTGACGGTCTACGCGCTTGTGGTGGCCCGGTCCGCCGGAAGGAGGTGAGGGAATGCTGCTGCGCAATGCCATGCGCCGCCCGCGGGCGGTGGAGTACGGCAGCCTGTCGTGGGAGGACCTTAACCGGCAATTCCGGAAGATCTTCCTCTCCGGCGGGCCGTATGACACCGGCATCCGGGGCGCGGAGCGGCTGAGCCCCGTAGCGGCGGCCCACCGGATTCTGTGCAACGACTTCGGCATGATCCCCTTCTCCCTCTACCGCAAGAACGGAGACGCCCGGGAGCCGGTCCAGGATCCTGACTTGGACCTTGTTTTCAAGATCCGCCCAAGCGTGGACCGGACGCCCTACATGCTGGGGCGCACAGTCATGTCTAATGCTTTCTGGCATGGCTTCGGCGCCGTATGGAACCGGCGCGGACCGGACGGACGGATTTTAGAGCGCATCCCCCTCCCTTCGGACTGCTGCTCCATCCGGCAGGACCAGACAACGGGGCAGTATTACTACGATTACAGCGTGGACGGAGAGTTCCGGACCTTCACGGGGTATGAGCTGAGCTTCCTGTTTTTTGAGAGCTATGACGGCATCCGGGGCCGGGGCTTTCTGAATCTGGCCCGGGAGACCATCGGCGCGGAGGGCGCCGCCCAGCAGTACGGCCGGAAGTTCTATCAGAATGGGGCCATGATCTCCGGGATCGTGGAGGTGGACACGGACCTGGGAAAGGAAGAGCGCGACCGAGTCCGAAACGAGTTTGCCAAATACAACCCCTACGGCGACGATGCCTTCAAGGTGGCGGTGCTTGGCCGTGGATACAAGTACACGCCCATCGGGCTGAACCAGAAGGACAGCCAGTACATCGAGAGCCGGACCTTCAGCGTGGAGGAGGTGGCCCGCTTCTCCGGAGTGCCCAAGTCCATGCTGCAGAGCGGCAAAGAGAGCTTTGAGAGCAACCAGCAGCAGCGCATTGTATTCGTCACGGATGTGCTCATGCCCTACATCGTGCAATGGGAACAGGAGAATTCCTACAAGTGCCTGTTCCGGCAGCAGCGGGCGGACGGCCTGTACTTCAAGGGGAACCCGGCGGTGCTGCTGCGCGGGGACGACAAGAGCCGGGCGGAGTTCCTGACCACGATGATCCAGAACGGTATGCTGAACCCGGACGAGGCGCGGGCCCTGGAGGAGCGGGCGCCTATCCCCGGCGGCTGGGGGCAGACGTTCTTCATCACAAAAAACCTGGGCTCCATGGAGTCTGTGGCGAAAGGAGAGCCAACAAATGGTTGATATTTCAATTCGCGGAGATCTTTGGGACGATGACAGCGCCGACGTCCTGCGCTGGTGGGGGTTCCGGGACATCACGGCCCCCATGGACATCCGGGCGGCGCTGGAGGCTGCCGGCGGGGACGAAGTGACGGTCCTGGTGAACTCACCGGGCGGAGACATGGCTGTGGGTGCGGAGATCCGCTCCATGCTGCGGCGATACCAGGGAAAGACCACAGCCCTGTTCCAGGGCTACGGCGCCAGCGCGGCCACCTTGGCGGTGTCCGCTTGCACCGTCATCCAGAGTGAGCCGGGAGCGTTGCTGTGTTACCACAACCCAAGCAATACCACCTCTGGAGACTTCCACGAGATGCGGCGCAGCGCGGAGGCCCTGCGGAATGCCCGGGACTGCATCCTGGAAATGTACACCGCCCGGAGCGGCAGCCGCTCCCGGGAGGAACTGATCTCCCTGATGGATAAAAATATCTGGATCACCCCCACCCAGGCAAAAGAATACGGCCTGATCGACGGGATCGTGGCGCTGGAAGGCGTCACAGAGCCGGAGGGGGACCCGGCGGCATTCGTGGCGGCGGCCGGCCGCATCCGGCTGACGGCGGCTATGCGGGAACGGTACCGGCGCCATGTGGCGGAGGACCGGGAGGCCGCCGCGCGAGACTGTGAGGCAAAGCGCATCCTGGCCCGGCTGGGGACGCTTGCAAAATACTGAGAATACGGAGGACGATTATGGACTACATGGAGAAGATCACGGAGCTGCGGGCCAGCAAGGCCAAGCTCAACAAACAGGCCCAGGCCCTGGTGACCGAGGGCAAGTTCGAGGACGCCAATAAACTGGCGGACCAGATGGAGGGCATCAACAAGCAGATTCAGGCGGTGGAGCGGCTGCTGGACGAGAGCCGGAAGCACGCCGTCCCCCTGGATGGCAAGTATGACGGCATCCTCCACGACGAGGGGACCGGAAAGCCCAAGGATGGGAAAAAGGATGCCGTGAAGCCCTTTGCCACCCTGGGCGAGCAGCTGAAGGCCGTCTATGACCTGCGGAAGGGCCTGGTGGCGGACGAACGGCTGGAGAAGGTCAACAATGCCGCCGGCGTCACCGGCACCAACGGCCCGGACGGCGGCTTCGCCCTCCAGGAGGACTTCGCCGGGGCGATCCTGGAGAGCGCCGTGCGGCAGAGCCCCCTCCTGAACCGGCTGGACCGGTACACCTGCTCCAGCGCGGCCAACGCCATGCGGTGGCTGCACGCAGACGAGACGGATATCTCCACCAGCGTGTTCGGCGGCATTCAGATGTTCTGGGCGGCGGAGGGCGCCACGGTGGCGGCCAGCAAGCCCCAGTTCCGGGAGATGAAGCTGGATCTGGAGAAGATGATGGGCTTCTGCTACTGCACGGACGAGATGCTGCAGGACGCCGCTTTCCTGACCGGCTTTGTGGGCAACGGCTTCACCCTGGCGGCGGACCGGCTGCTGACGGAGAGCGTCATTTCCGGCGACGGCGTGGGCAAGCCCCTGGGCCTCCTGAACTCCGGGGCCGTGATCGTGGTGGACAAGGAGTCCAGCCAGGCCGCCGGAACGTTCCAGGGCGCCAACGTCATCAAGATGCAGGCCCGGGCCATGCCCCGGGGCCGGGACCGCATGGTGTGGCTGATGCACCCGGACCTGGAGGAGCAGCTGCCGTATCTGGCCATCCAGAGTGGCGAAGCGGCTAAGTTCCTCTGGAATCCGGAGGGGGGCCTGGGCAACTTCGACACCCAGCGGGTGCTGAACAAGCCGGTGCTGTTTGAGGACAGCTGCCCCGCTCTGGGCAGCAAAGGCGACGTCATGCTGGTGGACCCGATGCAGTACATCCTGCTGAGCAAGGGCACCGCAAAGCAGGACTGGTCCATCCATGTGGAGTTCCTGACGGACCAGAACTGCTTCCGCATGGTGTTCCGCTGCAACGGCGCCCCCAAGGTGAACAAGCCCCTGAAAATCAAGAACAGTGCCAAGACCCGCAGCCCCTTTGTGGCGCTAGCTGCCAGAACGTAAGGAGGAAACCGTATGAATCGCATCTGTGAAGAAGTCCAGTTCCTAGGCGTGTTCGCGCCCCAGGCGGTGGCTACGGCCACGAAAAAGACCAGTACCTTTGTGGACACCGCCGGCGCGGACAGCGTGGAATTCCTGATCTACACCGGCTCCCTCGCCAGCGGGAAGAAGCTGACGGTGGGCGTCCAGACCTCCGCGAACGCCGGCGGCTCCAGCCCGGAGGAGGCGGAAAAGGTGGTATTTACCGCATCCGGCTCCACCCCCGGCCTCGCCGTGGTGAGCTACAGGGTCCGGGGAGACCGTGGCCGCTATGTGGGCGTCACCTTCCAGCACGACGCCGGCTCGGAGGACTGCGCCGTGCTGGCCGCTGTGCGGCCGATGTACCGGCCGCCGGAGAACAGCTGGCATCTGGTGGTGTAAGTCATGACATCCTGGAGCGAGGCGATCAGGGCCCGGCTTATGGCCTACTGCCGGATCGACGTGCTGGAGGATGGAGAAGAGGACCTGCTCAAGACCCTGTATCTCTCCGCTGTCGCGTATCTGGCGGGCGCGGACATCTCTGAGCCGGAGGCGGACACGCCCAGGCGGGCCCAGTACGACCTGTGCGTGAACGCCC